GAGATCCTTTCGTCCAGGTGATGCCCTGATCAACGGTTGTTACGGCCGCATTTTTCTTTCGACGGGCGAGCACCTCGAAAAACCTACGGTTGACATCGCTAACCTCGGCGAGATACGAGATGGCATCCTGATTTACAGCCTTATTCCCGGTCATAGTCACTCCAATCGTTTATTTGTTGGATAAGACTGTACCATTGTCACTCATAGAGTGCAAATGGATTTTTAATCAGCTTTAAAAGCACCTTAAGCATAATAAGCAATTTAAGCACAAGTATATTGCTCAGGCCTCAGGAGCTCTTTCTTCAACTGCCACCTCTATCGCCCTCTGCGCCTGCCGAAACAGGTTCACGAACACAGTCGCCGGCCGGTGCGCGATCGCCATCTTGCGGCAGATGACCTCGGGTTGTGCCTGCTTGATGTAGCACCACCACAGCAGCATGCGGTGCTTCGTCTCCAGCTCGCGCATGCCGCGTTCGATCAGCGCCGCGTCGGCCTCGTCGACCTTGCGGCGCTCGGCTTGGGGCTTCTCGCCCTCGGCTTCGCGGCGCAGCTGGTCGCAGAACGCGGCCGTCGGGCTGAGCCCTGGGCGCGGGTTGTCGTGGTAGACGCGCGCCCAGTTCTCCAGGCGCGAGCCGATGTCGCGGCGCTCGGTCATGCGTGCATTCCCCATGACGGATACGATCCCCACATCGTCAGGCCGACGCCGCCCAAGAACGCGAGCAGCGCGGTGACGAAAGATGGGAACTTGCGCCAGTCGTCCCAGTCGAACGCCCACATCGCGTATGACCCGACCCACAGGCTAGCCATGGCCAATATGACGCCAGCTGCGGTGATCAGCGCCGCCTTCACGCTACGTCCTCCCGAAGCTGCCCATTCGACGCTACGACGCGCAGCCTGGCGCCGCGCACCGTGCGCACGCCGGTCATGATCATGGCCGCGACGCGGAAGCCGCCGGCGAACCCGCCGATGAAGCCGACGGCGAAGCAGGCGACGCAGGCGAGGGCGGTTTCCTCGGGCGTCATGGGAGCCTCCGCAGTTGTGGCGCCAGCTTGTCGAATGCAGGCGCGAGCACTTCGGCCGCAATGCGTTCGCTGACGGCCGCCAGCAGCACGGCGGCGATTGTTTCGACCGTGGTCGACATACAGAAGGATCGGCGGATCTCAATGCGCTTGCCGTTGACGCGCACGAACGCGCAGAGGTCGCGGTCGCCGGTCATGTGGTTGTCCTGCACGTGGACGACGCAGTCGATGGGCGAGTTCTCCAGGCGGATCGCCTGCACGACCTTGTCGCGGGCCGCTTCCTCCATCTCGCGCAGAAGTCGCACGGATTCGTCGGTCGGCGCGCGGTGCTCGTGCACGGTGACGGATTCGTGCACGCGCTCGGTGACGTGGCGATGGGTGTGAATGTCGAGCATCAGGCTGCCTCCCCGGTTGGCGCCGGCAGCGCCGGCACGTCGTCGATCGCGCGTGCTTCGACATCGATGACGTCGGTGTGCCGGCGCAGTGGTCCGGCGTAGGCCTCGGCCTGTGCGGAGGTGCGCGCGGCGTCGGCTTCGTTGCGGGCTGCCGTCGCGGCGACGCCGGCCAACATTTCCCCGAAGTAGAGCCAGATCATGCTGCCTCCGCCACCGGCGCCGCCACGCCTTCCAGGTGCTGGGCCAGCGACAGGATCGCCAGCGCGTCGGCCTCGTTGCTGTCCTTCGGGTGGAAGCCGCGGGCGCGCGCGGTCTCGCACATGGCCGCCTTGTCCGCGTTGCCCTTACCGGTCCAGTGCTTCTTGACCTGGCCCACGCCGACCGGGCGCAGGGGCATGTTGTTCGCGGCGCACCACATCTCCAGGCACGCCAGGAAGCCGCCGTACACGTGCGCGGCGATGGTGTTGGGATTCTGCTTCGTGCCGTGGGCCATCACTTCCTCGTAGTAGACCGCGTGGATCTCGCCGCCAGCGACGCGCTGCTCGTTGAGGAAGGCGCGGAACTTCAGCCAGCGCTGGCCGGCCGATTCCATGCGGCGCGGCGCGAACGACTCGCTGCCGCTGGTGACGGTGCCGGCGCGCGAGCTGCGCGCCCAGCCGGTCTGGGTGCCGATGTCGATGGCGAGGATGTTCATGTCAGGTTCTCCCGTGTCGCTGTTGTTATTTCGAGCGGCTACCGAAGATCGCGCGCCCAACCATCGCAGTCAGCGTCCAGCACCCTGCAAACAGCCAGAAGCCTGGCGATAGCACGTTCTGCGGTCCGGCCGTCCAGACTTGCGGAAGAACCCACCGCCACAAGAACCACAAGCCCCACATGACACCGATCCAGATGGCGAAGATGAGGACTACGGCGAGAATGAAGGCGATGATTTTGTCCATGATTTCCTTTCGTGTCGTTGTTGTTGCCGCCCGGCGGCCGGGCGGGGTGGGGCTGGATCAGGTGGCAGTGCCCGTGACGAGAGAGTCACCTCGGCCCGAGATCGTCAGCGAGCCCGTCTTCGGCGTGGCAGCGAACTGGGCGCGGCGGTGCAGCTCGTCGCGCAGCTGGTAGCCCATCAGCGGCCAGATCTTCTGCACGGCGTTCTGGCGCGCGACGTTGCGGCCAATCTCGGCGTCGAAGTTCTCCGGACTGGCGCACGCGCTCTCGCCGGTGACGGTGAAGCCGTTCTGCAGGACCAGCACGCAGAAGGTGAGCAGTTCGAGCGGCGTATCGCCACCCTTTGCCAGCTCGTGACCGTACACGGCCTCGCCAGCCGTGAAGTAGTGGACTCTGGCGATGTTCGCCTCGATGTCCGCCAGCGTGACGCGTGGCGCGGTGAGGCCCTTGGCCTGGATTTCCTGCTCGATTGCTTGGTCGTTCATGTCTGCCTTTCAGGTTGTTGTCGTCCCCGCCACAGCGGGAACCGGTGGTGCGCTCGCGCGCGAAATGGTCTCGTCAGGCCTCGGCCTGCAGCGCTTCCTGCGCCATCCGTAGCTGCGTCGGCGTGATCTTGTCGCCGGCCGTGTGACGGTCCAGGATCCGGCGGGCCCAGCCTTTCGGGTTGCCGTCGGCTGGCTTGTGCACGACCTGGCCGACGAGCTGCTTGATGGCCTCGCGCGCCTTCGCGCTGCTGGTGGTCGACTGGCCGGGGGCGGTCAGCGCGAGCAATGGCTTCGGGATCTCGTCCCATTCGCCGCGGCCGAGCTGCACGGCCAGCGCGGTCTCCCATCGGGCCTTGACGGCGCTGAACGTCTGCTCGCGCAGCTCGACGGCCATGGGCATGGCGGCCCAGTAGATCGCCGGGTGCGACCAGGTGCCGAACTCGCCAGCGAAGCGGGCCTGCACGCCAGCGACGGCCTCGTAGTACGCGCGCATCGCGTCGACGGGTGGCCGGCACATGCGCTTGAACTCGGGCAGGGTGGGCGGCCAGTCTTTCGACGCCAGGGCCGCGACGCCGCGATCGAGCTCCGCACCGCGGTAGCCGGCCAACTCATGGGACCAGTGCGCGATCAGCGTGTCCATGTCGGCCGCGCCCCACTGGTCCGTGAACTTCTTCCCGTACTCGAGCAGCATGCGTTCGAACAGCTGCTCAACCCACGTCTCGGGCAGGGGGCGCATTGAGGTCGATGAGTTCAGATTCGCTACGTTGGTCATGGCGATTTGCTCCGTTGATGCGGGATGCCCAGTTGCGGGCCTTGTCGTTCGAGGTCTGGTAGGCGGTCTGGCGCGGTGGCGCGGCGCCGGAGGCGTTCAGGTCGGCAGCGTCCTTGGCCCAGCGCTCGAGGATCGAGAACACGTAGGCTGCAGGGATCGGCTCACCCTTCTTCGCCTTCCGGGCGTCCTCGCAGGCGGCCGTGACGGTATCGACGCTCACGCCCTGTTCGGCCAGCGCGATCAAGCGCAGGTCTCCAGGGTTCGAACTGATGCCGAAGCGGCGCATTGCGATGCTCAGCTGGCCGGGGTCGGTCGGTTCGGCCGCGCTCAACTCCGGTTGAGCAGAAGCGCGGGGTCCAGGGGGTGGGGTTTTAAATTCTCCCTGTCCCTGTCCTTCTCCCTGTCCTTCTCCTTCTCCCTTAAGAGGGTTTTCCGAAGGATTTCCAGCATCGTCGCCTTCACTTCCATCGGAATGCGGTGGTGTTTCCGCTGGAATTTCAGCCTTTTCCACCGGAACGGCTGCGGAAGATGACACCGGTTCTGGTGGAAATGGCAACGGCGGCTTGCCTTCGGCCTCGCGTTGTTTGTTGGCTTTCCGAATTCGGTCGCACTCTTTCTTCCAGGCGTGATGCAATTTCTTGTGCCACGACTCATTCGCCTTCTCGGCAACGACCGGATGGTAGAGGCGGCCGTCCGCGCACTTGACCCAGCCGTGCAGCGCGCCCTCGCGCACGTTCATCCATTCCTTGACGACGCGGCCATAGCCGGCAGCCTTGGCCAGGAAGCGATCGTCGTCGGGAAGGGATGCGGCGGGCACCTGGTGCCATGCGACGCTCCACAGGAGCACCGCGGCCCAGCATGCCTCGGGGGATTCGTACGCGGCCATGTCGCTGTCGCGCAAACGAGCGACGTCCAGCGGCATGAACGCGAAGTCCTGCAGGTTGCAATCGGCGGGGGTGAGCGGGGCGGGCGCTGTCATGGCGGGTTGCTCCCGGCCTGGGCCAGCATGGGCTTGACCTTCAGCACGGCCGATTCCGCAGCTGCGCAGCGGTCCCACTCGTCCTGCCAGACCTCGATGGCGCCGATGGTATGCCAGTTGAAGTTGTGGCCTTCACGCGGCGCACCGCGTTTGTACGCTGACCGCGCTTTCGCGCGGATGACGTCGTGAGAAATGATCGGGCCGTCCATCAGCTCTTCCCCCTCGCGTCATCGATGATCTTGGCCAGGGTGCGGCGCTCG